ACCATTCAGATCGAAGTCCAACGGACTCCATCTAATTTTATTCATTGATGGTGTAGTTCCTGCATCATTAATGCGTAAAAAATTAATAGAGATTGCATCAGATTTAGGTATCAATGATACCACCACAGATATTTTTCCTGCACAAGATGAAGTTGATTTAAGTCCTGACAAATGGGATGAAAAAAGAAAAGGAAATTTTGTAAATCTTCCTTATCAAAAAGCACACATGACCACAAGAGTTGCAATGGATGATGATTGCAACGCAATTAAATTAGAAGAATTATTTAAATTTGTAAAAAAATATAGACAAACTCCTGCAGCTTTTAAAAAGATAAAAATATTTCAAGATGATGAAACCAAAGACTATCCACCATGTGTGGTAAATTTTATGAAAAATAAAGTTAAAAAAGGTGAGGGTCGTAATGATGCTATGTTTAACGTAGCTGTACTTGCAAAAAAAATTAATCCTGATCCAGTTATGTATCAAGATTGG